TCAAGAGATTGAACCCAATTTTTATTTGGCGTTTTAGGGAGATTGAGCAAAGTTTTACCCTCAGTGCCGCGATACCAACATCTATCTTTTTCAAGAGGTCTTGGCTTTTCCGCAAACCAGACCCAAGTTCCATCCTCATCCATCGCAATAAATTTTGCTTTGTCGGGCAGATCATCCCAATTTGGTTTATTTTCAAACATGGTTTTAAATTTTATTGGTTTTATAAATCCTTTTTTGGATGCTTCAATTCTGCCCATTCATCACGGCTTAAACAACCGTCAGCGTCGTAACATCCCATTTCGGTTAATTGCTGTATTACTTTTTCTTCAAATATCTGGTAAAAATTCGCGTCTTCCAACTTGGTAGAGCTTTCCGCAACCCGGAATAGTTCGCCTGTACTTGTATTCACAACCTGGACGCTGTTAAATTCATAAAGCATACAAGTATGAAGTTGTGCGGTGGTTTCAATGAATTCAAAATCTTGCTTTTCAGGATTCCAAATCTTGTACTTTTTAGCCGCAACTTGCAAAGCGTCTTTGTAAACGCAGTCAAAAAGATATTTGTAGCGGGTAGGAGTGTAATTACGCTGCGTTGCTGTAATTGTCCAAACCTTTCCTTTTTCCCGCATCACATCAATTTGTTCCTTTAGGATTTGACGCGATACAGGGTGTAATTTGCCGTCCTGAAAGATGATTTTGAAGTTCATCCGGTAAAGTTTTCAATGAGCAACCACAGAAAGAGGAGCAACCCGATTGCCTCTGTGATTGTCATTACCGTTTTTTCTGGGTTTTTCATCGACTTTGGTTTTTTCGCTTTTAACCGGATGCGGCAAAATTGTCTTGATTGGCTGCACTGGTATAGTGTCCAGGGCAATTGAGATCATGATAGTTAGGATCATTGGTTTCCAATTTTTGAAAGTGCTACAAAAATATTTTCAATTGTGAGCAAATCGTATTCATCGTAAAAAGCGCGGTTTTTATTTGCTTTAGGTTGAATTTCTTTCATAGCAAATTCATTAAAAACCAACTTTTCAAAATCTTCGCCCATTATTGAACTTCTTCGGGTTGTACGGCATTTTGTATTGCGTCTGCTATTTGCTCTGCTTTACTCATTGTTTTTTGTTTTAAAATCCCCCAACCACAGAAGCCGGGGAAAACTGATACGTACTCGATTAAATTAACCCATTATTCTTGATTCGATAATCCAGCATTTCACCAATTTTCGTGGCTTCTGGCTTCTCGTTACTTGCGGCACAAATTTCCATGTAAGAAATATAGTCCTCAGCAAAACCCTTCAAAAGTCCTTCGCCTTTCTTCAATTTCTCGTTAGTGATTCCTTCAAGGGCATCAAGCGAAACAAACCCAAAAATCTTTTTCAGGATTGCAGCTTTGAGCTGCTTGTCAGATTGAGCCGTTCCAAACTTCATGTAATCGAAAGTTTTTTCAATTTCTGCAATCAGGATTTCGCGTTCTTTTTTCCAAGCGTGACCGCGTTCCTCGTTTTCTGCAAAGGTATCGGTGATTTCGCGCATGGTATCCTCTTTGACCTGGCCATTTAGGAAGACATCAAAAGCGGGTTTAAAATCTGCATAGGTAGGATTGATAAAAACTTTGCCATCGGTGCGGGTAGTACGGTCTTTCAAGACGGTTGCAACACGAGTGATTTTTTTGGTATCACCCAAAACGTCTTGGTGTTTCTCCATCAATACAAGTACATCAGGTTCGAAAGCAGTTTCAGTTTCAGCTTTCATTTTGATTCCAGACTTGTGAATTTCACGTTTTCCAGTCTGTTCGTCTTTTTCGGTTTCGTATTCATACCCAGCCCGACCAGTAAAAAAAATGTGAATTTTGGCCTTCACAAATGGCGTAGAGAATTGTTGTTTCCATTGCGGCTTAATCACTCCCCAATCTTGGAACTCCAAACGGGTGCGTTTTTTCTGGTTCATGTACGCTTGCAAAAATTCTTCCCAAACATGGGTGATAGAATCAATCACAAGAATATCAGCGCCGCCTTCCTCGCACCAAGCAATAGCCTCGTTTAAGGCTTTGAGGCTGCGATGTTCATCATCAACAACGCATTCTATGCCAGCATCGGAGAAAACGCCTACAAGGGCTTTGGCTGCCTTCTCTGTGTCAAATATAGCAATGGGCTTTTGGCTTTTAATTTGTTTGTGCAAGCCAATAGCGCACTGGACAGCGGTATAAGTTTTACCGTCACCCGCAAAACCTTGAAAAGCCATTTTGATGAAAGGTCTGTTGTTTTCCAATTTTTTGAACATGGTTTTTGAGTTATGGGATTAAATATGTAATTCAAATTGCTGTACAGCAAGCAACTTTACGACCTCGGTGCGTTGGTCGCCTGATAATTCTTTGAGCAAATCCCAAAGCGGAATTGTAAGCGGTTTGTGATTACCATCTGACATCATTTGCCCAAGAAATGCAGGAGAGGCGTATACAGCGCCGTCTTTGTCCGCATCAATTGGTGCGTTAATGAAGTCAAGATCAATCGCAGCCTCAAAGGCTTGCAATTGGGTAAAAGCAAAGTCAATTTCATTGTACCCATATGTTCCACGGGCAAAACCGTTTTTCAAGTCATAATCGTCGATAAAGATTCTTTGTTCCATGTTTTTTGCGTTTTGTTCCTTACAAATATCGGCCTATTTCATGACCTGCGAAATACCCAAAACATGGTATTTTTAAAATGGCGTTTCATCATCCTGCACCGTCATATCTATCTCCTTTGGCAACTTATCGAAATACTCGAATAGTTCTTTTTCATACGGCGCATTTAACCTGTCTAGTAGCGCGGCAATTTGTATCAGCGTGTGCGCTTCATAATACCCCGGTTTGTCATTTGGGTAAAACACCCAAAAACCGGATTCCTCGCATACGGCTTGACCTATGCAGACATTGTTTCCAAAGATGTTCAAGAATGCGGGAGACAGAGTAGGTATTGTGGTTATACTCATTTTGCGAAAATTAAAAGGATTAGAATTAAACAAAAGCGGCCAGGAATTACCCCAGCCGCAAAACCTTAACCTAAATAAATTACCCAAACAAAAAATGAATAATTGCGCTTGTTCAAGCAGTTGCGCTGCTGCTTTATTTTTCCCGTGCAATATGGATAATATCGCCCAATTCGCCTTGGATTAACGTCAAACCATGTTCTTTTGCCATATGGTCAAATAACTCATTGTGTGGAAAATCTTTTTTGCCTATAATCGGGAGTAGTTTTTCGGTAATCTCGGCGGCAATTTCTTGGCAAAATTTAGCGTGGGTAAAATATCCTGGATTTTTTACACCAAAATCAACAACAATTCTATTGTCGCCAGGATTTACTAGGTTAGTTTCATTTTCAAAGTACTCCGCAATTACTTTTACAATTTCGTCTTTCATGGTTATTGATTTTGAAGTTCAACAAGTTCAGCGGGAACGTCAAACCAATTGTTGTAACGAGGGTGTTTAATTTGGTAATTTCCAAAAGCCCCACTACTGAATTTAACCCGGCGACCTTCAAGCACCCGATTTTTTCCAGCAAATTTGTTCATTATCCAGCGTGGATTTTTGCCCTGTTTGATTAGTTTGAATTTGACGTACTCGAACATGGTATTGGTTTAAAACGGTTTACAATTTAATTCTTCCAACTTCTCCGCAGCCCCAGCGCATGCTATAACCAGTATTTCCGATGCATCCCAAAGCGGCACAAATACAGCGCCGCTGTTGGAATAAATGCGCAATTGTCCGTCGACTTGGCGCAGGGTAGGGGTTGTCCAGCCTTTAAGCATTGTAAAAAGATTCTTCCTATTTAGTAATCGCATCGCATTCAAAATCGTATTCAGCGGTTACTTTGCCAAACGTGTAATTTTCAAAGCATTCAATTTGAGATGTACGGAAAAACTCAATTTCTTCCTTGTCAGCATTTGATTCAAAAGGGCATTCAATTATCCATTCTTGGAAGAAAATTCCGACACTTAGATCGCCGTGGTCAGTGATAAATAACTTTGCCATATTGTTTTGATTTTCAACAAAGTTCTAAATTTAAATTCACGTCAGCAATACCATAAAAATGGTATTTATTTTGCCGGAATTGCAAAAATAAACCCACAAATAACTAGTTGTCTATGTGTAGACCAGTTTTCAAAAGAACAAAACCAAGCCCACAAAGGCTTATCTCCTGCTATCCAGGCCGTTGGTGTTGCGTACCCTATGCCATAAAATCAAGAACTCCAAAACTGGATAACTCCATTGCTTAACTTTTTCATGTTTTTGTTTAATTTAATTGTGATTAAAACGGCAAATTCCCTTCAAAATTCCGGTTGTCTGACTGGATTGGTTCTTGCAACGGTACTATGTTCGGTTGCTCCGACTTGACTAGAAACTGGTTAGAGGCGGATTGTACCTGTTCTTCCTGCCATTCCCACCATGACCCGGTGCGACCGTCAAAAGCCCGGTTTTTAGCGATAATATATTCGCAGTCGTACCTATTGTAAGACGTTCCTTTATAGTTATAGCGCGTCACGATTTGCCCGCCTTCGTGGTGTTGTTCGCTCCAATCCTCGTATGCACCAGGCCGAAACAAAAGCAGCATCCAATCCCCTGCGTGTTCCATTGCGCTAGACCCTAGTACATCCTCTTTATGAGGTCTTCTATCTGCGCGGGTGTCTACACCTCGGTTGAACTGAGTAAGCAGTACCCCAAGTATACCAGCGGCTTTATTGAACGCTGAAAAGTCTTTTGATAGCTTTGAAAGCGTCTTTACATCGTTTCCGCTGTTGTCGATCTTATCTATTCCGGTTTCACAAAGTTGGATATAGTCCAGGCAATAGGCAAATAGATCATACTTGCGAATGCACCAGCGGATTTTTTGCCGTATCAGCGTTCCTTTGTTGGTCGTTTCCTTCATATCGAAAACGTAAAAGGGTAGATTTGAAACCCGCTTCAAAGCGTCTGAAAGCATCTTCATTTTATACTCAGGTAGTACCAGTTTATACTTTCCAGTAGCTTCATCAAATACACGGCTTGACAAATCCTTCATCGACAATCCGCTTTCGATCTTGTACACCCGCTGCCAAATCTGTTTTTTGGTAAGCTCCATTGAGAAGAATGCAACAGGCTTTCCGCTTTTTGCCAAATCCAAAAGCAACTTCAAAGCCTTTTCGGTTTTCCCCGTTCCTGTCGTACCAGCAATAAACCCAGTTTGGCCTTTTTGGACGCCGCCTGTAATCTCGTCGAATTCAGGCCAACAGGTAGATACTCCAATTTGCCCTTGCTCTATGTCTTGCCAAGCTTCATACATTTCATCGCCTCGCGTCTTTTCTGGTTCTGGTTCTGAATAATCTGCCATTCGTTCTTGTACATATGCCCATGTTTCGCTTGGGTGGTACTGGCTATATTGCCCATTTTTCCTATCAAGCATCTGAGCATAAGCATCTGCGTAAATACCCAAATGCAATTCAATGTCGTATTCCTCTTTTAAAAATTCGATTGCAGAACTACATGTTTCAGGCTGTGAGTCCATAATCAAATCTGTAATGTCTCCCCACTTCGATGCGGCAATTTGCACATCCCAAGACATCATTTTGTTTACGTCCAAATCGTACATCCACTCATAAATGACTCGAAAATGCTTGAACATTTCAGGTTTCAAAACCTTGTTGGCAATTGAAAAATATTCAGGCGCACAAAGCAGTGTTCCAATGATACTAGACTCTACGTGGTAAGTCGTTTTGGCTACGTCTTTTTGTTGGTTCTTGTTCATATCGCTAAGATTGATTTGTAAACATTGCGCCATTCAGGCTTTTTACTTTCTTCCATGTGCTTCCCTATTTCGATAATATCAGCAAGCACTTTCTCTTTTGGCGTTCCGTTCTGGATTGCTTCCTTAAATAAAAATATGCAAAACTGACACCAAATTTCATGTTCTTTTGGTGATAACGATAGAGTTAAATTTGCCTCTTTCTTTACCTCAGTCTTATATTCATTACTCCCTGATCCAAACTTTGCACCTATTGCGTTAGTGCGTACCTGTTGGCGTTGAAGCGGGGCATGTAGTTCCTGGATTGCTTTAGAAAATTCTGTTCGGTTCATACTCTTACCCCCATTTTGGAAAATACATCGCCAACGGCTTTCAAATGCGCGTTGCTGGCCTCGATATCTTGTATTGTCAATTCGGGTTTCTGCTCAGTGTTGCGGATAGGTTGAAAGGACTTTATTGTTTCTGGGTTGTTCTTGTACTGGATAGGGCAGGGAACGACGACGGTTTTGTATTGAATTGCTTTGTTGATCCATGTAGCAATTGCACCTCCCAACTTTTCGATCTTCCATCCAGTCTTGTCGTGGTGTAACCAAAATGCCTCTGCCTGATGATTAGCCCAGTTCCAGCAATCAATAATCTGTGGATGATCTCTTTTTTTAGCAATTAACTTTTCATAAATTGGCTGTACCAATTCCTCTTGAGTAGGGGGGTAGATGTATTTTATCTTCTTTGCTTTTGACGGAATGATTTCTACAACCTTAACCGCTGTTTCATCTACTTGATCGTGAATGGTTGTTAGGATTTCAGTTTCTTCAATTTTGGTTTGTGGTTCTTTCTTTTCTATTTTATTTAAGACTTTAATTTCTTTCTTTATATACTGTTCATTTTCTGAACACTTACTGTTCATTTTCTGAACACCTACCTGTTCATTTTCTGAACACCCATCGTTTAGTTTCTGAACATCTTGCTCATAAGCAATAGAGTAGAACTTAGCTGTTGCCCTCTTCAAATCATCACCTATTCGCTCTAAAAGTCCAGCAGAATCCATGCGGTCAAAAATCCCTTTGACTGTTCCGCTAGATAACCCTAAAAAATCAGCTATCTTATGGCATCCGGTTTTTGTCCAGCCGTTTACCCCATACTCGGGATGGGTTTGAGTCTTGTAGATGTAATCTAAAACGCAGTATTCCAGAACGGAAATACCTAAAGCTTTGCGCGGGTTGTGTAGGACGTTGGTGTAAATCCAGTTCATATTCTTAATGTTAGTAGGTTTAAAAAGAAAATGCCCGCCTAAAGTGTGAGACCCGGCGAGCATCCTTAGTTATAATCCCATTAAGAATATGACGTTTAGGGGTCTCACTTCCAAAAGTCATATTTCTACAAAGATACAAAATAAATTCAAAAAAATCAATTCTTTCCGGCCTACATCGGGGTAAATCCGTTGACGTGATCGCTGGCAATTACCCGTCTGTGGCCTGATTTGCCTTGGACAGGATCGAAATTATAATTCGATGTCGCCTTCCCTGACCTCGCTTAATTACGGCTGTCCAAGGATGGAATTTTCTAAATTAAACTACCTGCCAATATCTTAAACGGGATTTCCCGCTTCTTTCAAAAAATCCCGGCAATACACCGGGAACTAACCAAACAACATCCTCATGATATAAAAAGTACTCAATGCTAGTGACACAAATCTACAACCTATTTTTCAAACCTGCAAACTTTTTGCGATAAAACTATAAAAAATATAAAGATAGTGTGTATCTTTGTTTTGCAGAGTTTACGTTTTTCATACTACTGATGTAGGCCGGGCATCTGCGTCCGGTTTTTAAACCAAAAAAATGAGTGAAACAGATAAATACATTGATGAAATAGTCAATGATTCATGCGATGAATTAATACCAGAGGATTACTATTCTATTGCTGCAAAATTAGCAATAGCAATGGCAATAAGTGATTTATCAAAGAGTATTGATCGCGCATTTGGAACACAGATAGATGGTGTCCCAGCTTTTTTAGAAAAAATATCAATGGTTTTAGAGAATGGCAAATAACGGCTTAATCAAAAAGAAATCAATCGCCCTTACCGAGGCAACGCATGCTCGGTTGATGGAGGTGATTGGATTTTTGCAAATAAAGCTTGGATCGAACGTGACAGCAAACCAAGCTCTTGAAAAACTGATAGATTTTTGGAGGTACGAACACAGTATGGATGTGGAAGAAAAACAGCCGGGTGTACTTGAGCAAATCTTTTTCTCTAATGCATTTGAGTCACCTGAAAACGAAACAAAATGATAGGACTGCTTTTTTTTATCTTTGCTTCCATTCAATCCTACTGGCTGTATTGCCTTTGGGTTGCCTCGGATAATCACGCTGTCCGTATTGCCGCACTTGAGCATAACAAGCCAAAAGCGGTAGTACAAGCTCCGCAGCCAACGAAACCGGAAAGGCAGATTTTTGAAAAGCCAGTCATTCCGGGCGCAAAAGAGGTGAAGCCATTCCAGATTGGTGATGGAAAATTGAAGTTTGATGAAGAGAACCAAGTAGCTGAATGGATATGAAACAAACAATCATACTCCTCGCTATTCTACTTCAATCCTGTTCATCTGCATGGATCACCAGAATGTATGAGCGAGAATGCTTGGTTTATCTGGAAAATGGAATCTACATCAAGAACGCCCGCACAGGGTTGTGTTATCTTGTGGCGAATAGTTACAGGTCGATGAATGCGGTTTGTTTGCCCTGTGATAGCTTGAAAAATGAACGGGTTTTGATTTATCATCCTCAGGACAGGAAGTAACAACCTGCTTTGATTTTATCACTTTTTCGCGTAATTTTGTACTAAATTGGTTACAATTGAAATTAATCGACATACTGCAAAATCCAGAAAACCCGCGAGTGCTACGGGATGAAAAGTTTGCAAAGCTAAAGCAAAGCATTCAAGAGTTTCCAAGAATGATGTCACTCCGGCCTATTGTGATTGACAACATGGGAATGATACTTGGCGGTAACATGCGTTACAGGGCTTTACAGGATTTAGGGTTTAAGGAAATACCGGATGATTGGGTTAAGCGTGCAGACGAATTGACAGCGGAAGAAAAACGGCGGTTTATTATTGCGGATAACGTCGGATTTGGGGAGTGGGATTTTGACGAGTTGTCAAATAATTGGGATGTCGAGGATTTGGAGGCATGGGGGCTTGATGTGCCAGGGTTTGAAGATGAAAAACTTGAGGCACAAGAGGATGATTATGAAGAACCTGAAAACATTCAAACAGATATTATTTTAGGCGACTTGTTTCAAATCGGCAAACATCGCCTTTTGTGTGGGGATAGCACAATAAGTGAAAACATTGAAAAAGTAACTCAAAGGGAAAGTGTTGACTTTATCTTTACTGATCCTGATTACTCAATGGAAGATGAAGGATTATTTTCCTGCTATGCAAACACATTACAATTGAAAGCAAAAGCATCTTTGTGGGTTTGTGCCGACAAACAAGCTGTAAAACTTGCAATGAATGATTTTGAGAACTTTAGCAGCTTTTTTATCCATGATTTTAAAGTACCTACATTGATATCAAACACAAGGGCAATGCAGCGCCACAATATGATTGTTTGCTTTGGTAGTTGTGCAATCAAAAATAGGTCGGACGGGTTTGCAACGATTGTGCCTATTGCTACAGAAAGAACACTTGAAAGTCACAAGGTTTTTAGAATGGCAAAACGGGTCGGACTGCCAGCGGCTTTTATAGATCATTTTACAGATGCAGGCAATATAATTGTTGATATTTTTGCGCATAGCGGTTCGACAATTGTTGCAGCGCATCAATTACAACGCGTGTGCTATGCAATAGAAATTGACCCGCGTTACTGTTATTTAATTATTGACCGCTTGTTGAAGCTCGACCCTAGTTTAGTTGTTTTGAAAAATGGGCAACCTTATTCAAATATTCCGTAAAATTTCCGTAACATGGAACAAATGCGACCGGGTAGAAATGGAGGCAAATTAAAGTCTGGCGGGGCGAAGAACCAAGGCAGGAAGAAGAGTTTGCCCGCGCTTGACCTACTCATTGCCGAAGTGCTTTCAGACGAACAAAACGGAATGAGCGCAGCGGAGGCGATCCTAAAGGTAATGCGGCAAAAGGCAATCAAAGGCGACTTAAAAGCGGCTGAAATGCTGCTTAACCGGGCATACGGGAAACCAAAGGAAAGCATCGAGGTTAAGGTAACAGAGGTTGAAATTTCATTCGATGACAGCAATACCACAGGAGAGGAATAAGATAAAAATAACCATCAAGCCGCCAAAGCTTGCAGACTACCAAAATGCTTTCCTGAATTGCCCGCAACGCTTTTCGGTCGTTGAAGCATCTACAAAGACGGGTAAAACATTTTCACACATTTATTGGCTTTTCCGGTTAGCTCACGGTCTTGATCCGGTATGGTACACGGACAATGTAAAACCCGGTCAAAATTATTGGTGGGTCGCTCCGGTATACTCTCAGGCTAAAATTGCCTTTGCTCGGATGAAACGCCATATCTTAAACGCGCCGGGCTATAAATTCAATAACTCGGATTTAGCTATCACAACCCCAAAAGGAACAATCATCTCATTTAAGTCTGCCGATACTCCTGATAACCTTTATGGGGAAGATGTATACGGCGTTGTTTTTGATGAGTTTACCCGCGCCAAACAAGCGGCTTGGTTTGCCCTACGCTCTACCGTCACGTTTACCAAAGCCCCGGTTAAATTCATCGGTAACTACACCGGGCAATCTAATTGGGGGCATAAACTCACTAACAAAGCCAAAACCGACCCAACCGAGTACGCCGCTTTCCGAGTAACTGCATACGATGCCGTTCGTGCCGGCATCCTGGATGAAAAGGAAATTGAACAAGCAAGGCAGGATTTGCCACTTTCAGTTTTCACGGCGCTGTACTTGGCCGAAGGAGTAAGTGACGATTCAATTTTGTTTCCAGAAAAAGCACTGGAAGATATGTTTACCAATTCCTTTGTGCAAGAAATGGGACAAAAGTACATTACAGCAGACATCGCCTTGCATGGCTCTGACCGCTTTGTTATTCGTGTCTGGCATGGATGGGTAGTAATTGCAACGTATGTGGTCAACAAGTGCGATGCTGACGAAGTTGAAAAGCTACTAAGGGAAAAGGCATTGCAATACAATGTACCACAGCGCAATATTGCATACGATGCGGACGGGGTAGGGGCATTTTTACGGGGGTATCTCAAAACGGCGCAACCGTTCAACAACGGGGCTGCTCCAGTACAGGATGGTAAGCACAAGATCAACTACCTACATTTGAAAGCACAGTGCTTTTACATGCTGGCAAAGAAGATCAGCGATAACGGTATTTATATCAAGTCAACCGAGTACAAGGAACAAACCGTTTTGGAGTTGGAAAATATCCGAAAGCACCACACGGAAAAGGACGGGAAGATAACAACAACACCAAAGGAGGCGGTTAAGCAGGTTCTTGGGTTTTCGCCTGACCTGGCAGAATCGTTGATGATGCGCATGGTATTTGAGTTGCCGATCAAGAAGTTTGCCAAAATGATGTAAAATACCATGTTTTGGGTATTTCTACTATCAAAAAGTCGAGCGATATTTGTGTAATCAATAACAACAAAAACAATTGCGAAATGAAAAATTCAATTATCTCCAACGCTGCAATAAATCGGATTATCACTGCTCAGAAAGCTCAGGGTTTCGGAAAGTGGAAACTCAATTTTAGCGTTGCACAAGCAAAAGCGGAGGGCTTGACTGAAAAGCAAGTTTCAGATGCACACCAAGCTTTTTGTGATTATCATGGAGTTGTTACTACTAAGTCCGAAATGGTTGAAGCTGTTTACGCTGCAATCGTAGGCTAAAGAATCTCGCAATTGAACTATTTTGGGTTATGCCCCTAGCACTTTTGCAGGGGCTTTTTTATTTTCCATAATTTCCTTATCTTGCCCTCAAATTCAACGACATGGCGCAAGTCAATCCGTACAATATTATTGCTTTTTACTCCTACCAACCGGGCTTCGACGAACCCGCGCCACTGGTATGCGCCCCGTCGTTACTGTCGTTTCAAATCCGAAAAACCACAATCACCACAGTAACCGAGTTCGTTATCATTGCCGAGGATGGAACAGAGCAGGACATGGACACCAGCAGGATAGAAACGGCTTGCACTACGTCATATGGTCACTTTGCCACGTACAAAGCCAATGCAGCCCCGGCTGGTTTGGCAGATGGGAAGTATCAATTCAAGGTTGTACTAGATTCAACTACTTACTATTCGCATCCATTTTGCGTAGATAGCCGATTCAATCAGATGTACGAAAAGGTGATTGATTACACCATTACCCAAAGCGTAGTTGATGAATATGTACTTACCTTTTCGTTCACTACCGCAATAGGACACGGACGGCGCACAATCACCTTTGAGCAGTCCGGTAATACAGTTAACCGTACAGTGTGGAGCAGTGCAAATGTTTCCACATTGACACTCACAGAGGCAGACGGTACAGGAAGCGTTTCGACCGTCATAACGTTCACTCACGAATTTGATGGATCAACTTGGGTACAAACCTGGGTACTTACTTTCAATAGCTCTGACGTGGCGGGTACAATCTCGTTCACCTTGCTGGAAGAATCGTACAACATCGCAAATGAACAATACTACTTCATCGCATTCACCAATGCCAACGACATACGGGATTTGGGGTTGTTTTATCAGGACGGGTACATTCAAAAACTCTACTTTAAAGGCTATCAACGTGCGCCGCTGGTTGTTCAAGAAACCCGGCAACAGGCCAACGCGAAGGGAACACCGTTTTTCAACAGCCAAACCATTGCCGAAAAATTCACAATGGACTTTGCGCCCGTTCCTGACTACTTAGCCGCTGTATTGAATGCACTGCAAAATCATTCCAGTGTGACCATTTACGACACAATGACCGGGCAAGGAACAAGCATAGCAACCGGACGGCCTACGTTCGAGTTTACACCAGTTGAATCGGATGTCATTATAAAAGGAACATTTTCGTACGAAACCAATCGGGCTTTTGTAGCCTGTGAGGATAATATGGAAGTATGCGTTTAACCGTTCAAGAGGCACTTGTTTATTTGTGCCTGCCAAATCAAATTGTATTACTGCATGACATTTTATCTATCCCAATGAAGGGTGAAATGGTTATTTTTAATGACGTGCATTTTGTTGTAGAATCGGTTATCAATCGGTTTGACTTGAGCCATGATGGAACGCTTGATTATAAAATTGATATTGTTTGTCAGCCTAAAAACATGGAGGTATGCGCGTAGATCAAGAGCAAAAGGAAGAACAAACGATGCAGGGCGAGTTTACGTACTTTACTTTAAACCCTGGCATTTGCTTTCAATACTCCATTGAAGCAAGAAACGAAAAGGCATTGACGTGTATTCGTGACTTAGTTTTCAAGATGGAACAAGACATTGCTTTAATTAAAGCAACTGAGTTTTACAATCAAGTTGAGCATATATTTGTAAACGACAATGTGAAATTCTAATGAGCTACACAATTCACGGCACGTTCACCAGTGGCACAGTCGATTTAACCGCCTCCACCGTCTACCAGTCCCTCAATTTCCAGGACACACGGGACGACAAAACAGGCATTTACCGCCGCGTGCTAAATACTGAATTATTGTTCGTGGGTGCAGCTTATCAAGAAATCATTGCCGAACGCGATTTAGGCACGTGTGACATTCCTATTCAGATCAAGTATAACGGGGTAACGAAATACACCGCCAACATCAAACTAAATACCAGCGTAACCAATATCAACGAATTACTTTGCACCGTTACCGCTAAACTTGATAGCAACGATGCTTACACCTGTTTTTTGAAGGAATACGACCAGGAAATAAACATTCTGGAAGGAACGACCAAGCACAGCATCAAGCCGTTTTTGGGTACAATCGAGATCAAAACCGTTGTTGAACCAGCGCCCGCAACCCCTGCAACATGGCCACTATCCAGCCCTCAAACAGCACAATCCAGTTTTTACACATCGGCGCAAGGCTGGACGATTATCCGCAATGAAATTAACGGTGTAACGCAAGTATCACCATTTTTATACCGCGCTGAGGTAAACATTACCACGACCTACGCCCGTGAATTTGTAGCAGGTAGTACTACTCCACCGGGTGATGGTTGGATAAGTGTAAGTGGAGGCTTTGCGCGGCGTATCTCCCGCGTATACAGCCCGGCGCGGTCATCTATTCTTGACCCAAACTCGAACCAGATTATCCAAGCATACGACGTTACTGGATTAGGTGAGGATTTTTCCGCCGTGAATATCCCAAATGGTGTGCGGTTGAGTGATATTTTGACCACTTTTACCCCTTGCTTACTAACTGTTATTTCCGACTTTTTCGGTATAAACCCAGATAGCACAGCCCCAATGAATACCCCATACACAGAAGCACTAGAAAACTTACAAGACCTACTTTACTTCCAGAAAAGCGACGTTAAGAGGCCAATAGCAAGCAATATTGCAACTATTGGTCGCACGTCGTTCAAGAAAATAATGTCCTGGTTAGAGGTAGAGTACAATTGCCGTTACCGGATCACAGGGAGTGAATTGCGCATTGAACACGTTTCGTATTTCACTCAGGTCACCGGGCTTGATTTGACCGCTTCACCTTACTCTGATCAGATCGATGGGAAAATTTCAACCACGTATGACAACGCCGACGCGGCAAAATCCGAACGCTGGGTATGGATGGAGACAGTAAGCCCAATGTTCACCTGCGAACCAATCCGGTACGATGCCGAATGCCTGCTTTCAGATGCCACGGAAGAAACAACGTACATAGCCGAGGACTTGAACAGTGATGTGCTTTATATCCAGAGCAACCCCGATAGGGTAGATGATAAGGGGTTTGTTCCAATCGCTGCGTATCGGAACGGGTCGGATTACTACCTAGTCCAAGAGACAAACCTTGTCGACGGCAATCTCTACCCAAATTCACATTTAGCTTGGGCGAATTTACTTGCGCATTACCACACGTACGAACGCCTCTACCCTACTGGGACAATGAACGGCGACCCGATCACGTTCGATTCATCACGACGGCGCAAAGTTGGAGAACAGATAGAAATCATTTTATCGAATGCAAGTTTTTGGGATGTATTTGATCCGGGGAGTATGGTTGAAACGGCGCTTGGGGTTGGTGAGGTGAAGCGGTCGAGTTATGAGACTTTGACTTGCCAGTTGAGTTTGAATGTACGGTATTGAAATAAAAGTCTAGTTTAGAGTTATATGGTTTTTCGCCCTGCTAATGTAGGGCTTTTTTATTCCCCATCTTTTCCGTAACTTGCGCCAAACTAGCGCAATGGATCAAGATCAAATACTATCCATACTTTCTAATGTCATCCAAGGCGGATGCAGTCAATACCAAGATGAAGCAACGGAAGCATATGAGTTTGCGGAAATGGTTTTTGCAAAGACCGCAGAGGATCAAGGCGACTACATCAATGAGCAGCGACTAAGGGAAACGCCGGAACAAAAAAAGCAGCGCATTCGGTTGACTAATCCAATCACAGCCGCCGCAATCAGTCCAGCACTTGCCTATGTTGAAGAATTGCAACGAACCGACGGTGTTAACCGGATAGGCATGTTTCAGGATACAACCCGCTTTCAGGAAGTCCAGCAAAGCCTAAGTCAATACTACGCCGGGCAATCAATTCAAGATTTTGCGTTCAACGCCGTGAAAATGGCAAATGAGCAAGACCCAAATAGCTGGTTGATTTTTGAGCGAAAAGAATTACCAAATGCATCCGGATACACATTTTACCCCGTCTTGGTTGAATCAGAGCGGGCAGTGGATTGGAAGTACGATGTGAACGGGAACTTGCAGTACTTTGTTTTCTCGGAAGAGGAATATCAAGCAACCCAAATACAAGGCGGGCAAGAAATCGCGCAAGTAAATCATTATTATCTGTATGCGCCTGGTTATGCGGCATTTGCTCAATACATGGGCGATGATAGCACGCCACGTTACGAAGATCAAGCCTATTCGATTGATGGAGTAGAAGACTACTTGATCTGGATATTTGAAACTGGCACACTTGAAACCCCTGCAATCCGATTAGGGGCTTACCAGTCTGAACTAGATGTAAATGCACCATGTGAGTTACTGTATGAGGCGGCACGGGGGCACTTACTCGACTTGATGGGCTTAAAATCCAGTTACGACCTGAACCGGATGCTGCACATGTATCCAAAGCTATTCCAGTACGTGAAGGCTTGCGAGGCAGTTGATAGTGAAGGATTGGCCTGTATTGGCGGATACTATGCAGCAGATCACAATCGACCTTGCGCAACATGCGGCGGTACTGGAAAGATCATTCATGGTGGCGAACAGGACGCGGTGACGTTTAAGTTTCCAGACTCCAAAGACGAGTTTGTAGACCTCGCACAGGTGGCGCACTATATGTCCCTACCAATGGATGTACTTACCAACCAACAAGAACAGATCGACAAGCTATCAACGATCCTCACATATGTGATCTATTCACAGGAACAAACCGAAGCAGTCAGCATCAAGACGGCTACCGAAATAACGATCAATTACAGCCGGATTTACAATAAGTTGTACCCCATCGCGCTAAAGGTAGGCCAAGTTGAATCATTGGCTTTTCGGGTTGCAATGCAGTATTACGGGGCTTTTCGGGACGGCGATAATTATTACGTTACATTCCCGATGGACTTCGCAATGAAAAAGGAAAGCGAATTGATCGCAGACCTCGCAGCGGCAAAACAAGCGGGTGCGCCGTACTCAGTCCAAAAAGCAATTTCAGATGCACTGCTAAAGAAAAAATACAAGGATAATCCGGCCTTCGTGAACGATCAATTGGCATTTGATGCACTCAAGCCATTCTCTGACAAATCACCCGAAGAATTTGCGATGATCCTTTCAACCCGTGCCAAAACTGATCCTAAGCGCGTAGCATGGGAGAACTGGCAGGAAATACAACATAATATCCAAGCCAGGTTAAAAGATCGTGGTGCGGCGTTCTACTTGTACCCATTAGAGGCACAACGCAAGGAAATAGCGGATGAGGTAGCGGCGATAATTGCTGAAATGCCAGTAGAAAACAATTCTTTTAACCAGATGCCAGTGTTTCAATGATCTTAACGATTAATACCGAATCCAAAACAATCCTATTTTCTGGCTGCGAAATATCGGAGGCGGTACACTTTGCGCGATTGCATGAGCTTGATGATTATGAAATAAAAGAAGCGTATCCAATCCACAAAATAACCTATAAAGTAAACCTAGATAATGGGTTTATTGACCATCCAGAAGGGTGCGAAAATGAAAGCATTTTAAAGTTGAAGTCGCATATTTACACTGAAATTGACGGTTTTGGATACTACTTTATGCAAGTGCCTACTTTTGACCCAACAAAACGAGTTTAATGGCAAAATTTGAAGACTTAATTAAACGCCGGGAACAGTTGATAGCTGATGCAGAAGCACAGGCTACAACCCGTTTGCGTGGTATCGAGTCGGACAGTTGGGGGTTTATTGCTGAGTTGGTGAACGGACTGGACACGGTTGAGGGTAGGCTAGTATTCAAAGCATCCAACGTACGCCGGGTACAATCAGGTGTGCTGTCTTTTTCCGGGTGGCTGCAAAATAAGCTATTTGACTTTGGCAAGTGGATTGCAAACCGTTTCCTTTCTTTGTTCGGAATAAATGTTTCTTACTTCAATCAAGTTGAAAAGCGACAAGAAAGCGCGTATGATGCTGCCAAACGTTTGGTATTACTTCGTTGGGGCTGGGATATTGATAAACAAAAGCCTATTCCAGGAGGATTCCTACAAACCGCATTCAACGTGCAAAGCGTAGCTGAATCAGTAGGACAGCGGCTAATGTCGGGCATCGGTGGAGGTATGGACTTAAAGACGTTCACCAAGACATTCAAAGCGGATTTTGTCAGCAATGCCCAGACGACAGGAACGGTTGTTAAAAACTTTCAACGGGCAGCACATGACAGCTTCCAGATGTTCGACCGGACGGTGCAAAATACGGTTGCCACTGACTTGGGTTTGTCTTTTGCCCTATATGCTGGAACTGAGATTAAAACAAGCCGGGACTTTTGTAAAAAGCGGAACGGGATAATTTACAGCCGCGAGGTTATTGAAAGCTGGAACGCGCAGAACTGGGAAGGGAAGATACTAGGAACGGACGTAAAAGAAACATTGGGGGGCTTCAATTGCCGCCATCACTTGTCTTGGTTATCTGCCGAGATGGTTGAACTACTGAAAAAGCGAGGCACAAAAATTGACGTTTACGATTGATTTTTTTGTAAATTGCAGTAACAAAACCTGTAACAATGACCGCCGCACAAACCGCTGCCAAAATCCGCCAAAATCTCGCTGACCTTAGAGCAAACCGAGAACGGGAATTGCAAATAATCGGCGCTGACCTTTCAGCTCTAATAAAGTTGCGCATCCAAGGTAGTGGGGAGAACTACCTTAACACCAAGTTTAGCCCATACACGGCTGGTTATGAAAAGCAGCGGGTAAAAAAAGGCTTTCAAATCAATTACGTTGACTTCACCCGTACCGGACGACTTTTTGCAAGCGTCTACCCTGATCTAAAAGGCAATGGCTCAATTGTAGAGGTTGTAATTTCCGCACATGGGCAGGACAATATTGACAAGGTCGAAGGCGCTGTAAAGAAGCGAGGTAACATTCTACGTCCATCGCAAGAGGAATTGGACTTAGCAGAACAGGCCAACAACGCACGTGTGCAAAAATATTTACAAATATGAAGCCAGCATATGCAATTAGCATAACTATGTTTATTGAAGGCATTCAGCGTCACTTCAAACTAGGTGAAATAATGGCAAGTGGCAAAATCAAAGCAATTGAGGTTAAAGATGTGACGGTTTGTTTTATTTGCGAGGATGGAAAAATAATATACTCAAACATTCCATTCATCGCTAAATTTGAAAATAAATGATCTATCTACTCGAACAAGTCTTTCGACCCGCTATCCAGGCTTTGAACTGGGTTGAAAAATACGGTGGGGTCATAACCAAATACAACGACCCAAAAACAAATGAGGTTTACCCAATTGTAGCGTATAACTCCGACCCAATGTGTAGCGAAACCGATCCTTACACGCCCATCACGCCGGACGATGCATTTAAAAGCGTGGTGTACTGGGAGCAAGCCGGGGCAACGCGAATAGACAGTAATGAACGCCGATACGTTACTGGAACGACAACAATGCGCTTCGTGGCATGGCTTAATCCAAAAAAACAAGGTATAGCGCCGGCATACGGGTTAAGTTCAATCTATGCCAACGATTTTGTGAGCCGGGTTGCAAGTGTACAGTCTGCGACGGTTTCTAGCGTTCCGGTTACATTGTCAGTTACACGGGCAAGTATTACCGAGGTAGACGAAAACGCGATCTTTGGGGATTACAGTTACGCGGGCAAGAAACATTTGTTTGTACAACCGTTTGAGTTTTTCGCGGTTGATTTTGAATTTACGTTTGTAGTACCTAAGGCTTGCGCAAGCCTGATTACTATTGACGATCCAATTGAGTGCTAATGAAAGCAAAATTTGTACAGCGAAGAACGGTTGATTTCTTAGGGCTTGAAGTTATGCTATGTTGTGGAATGCGACAGGCCGAACTAGAAAAGCACTTTGAAAGCCTTGGGGAAGATTGGTCGAACTGGCTACTTGGCATCCAGGGGGAAAACTTTGGATCAGGCGAGGCGTGGGGCGAACAGTACTGCACGACGATTTATAACGACTTGAATGAAAGTAGGCGATTGAATTATATTTTCATGTACGATGGGTTTAACTTCAACAAAGATTACGACTACTGCGCACTTGCTCACGAGGTTTTACACTTGCTACAATTCACTTTACCGCGTTTTGGAATTGACATGCACAAGGAAACAGAAAGCTCTGCTTATCTTCACACACACGTAATGTCTGAATGTTTGGCAGCATTACGAAACAATACGAAAAATGCAAAGTCCAATAACCGGAAAGCCAATGAAGCGAATTGAAATAAATGTGGGAACGAAGGTCGGATATATGTTCATTGTAACATTGCAAGAATTTTGGCTTTGCGAGGATTCAAACCAGACGTTTTGCGATACTGAGATGATGCAAATAAACCTTGATAAAGTCAATAATGGCGTTTTTGAGTTATTAAATGCAGGCTAATGACTAATATCCAAGCTTCGATTTACTGCCTAATGACCGCTTCTTTGGCAGTCACTTTTCGCCGCTACTTAATCCAGGATGGCGGATTATTGGCGTGGTGGCCTAGGTTGGTTTATAAAATCTTTCCAATTAATTACGACAAATGGAGCGGATTGCACAAGGCTACTGAAAAAATCCTCATCACTTGCGCAACTTGTCAGGCTGGTCAGTTTGCTTTTTGGATTTCAATTTCACGGGGTAATTCAGTTGTTGATAGTCTGCTTTGCGCTGGGTTGTCGAGTGTGATTGCGCACATTATCGATCAAAAATATTTTGCATAATGGTTAAAGAGAAAATTGCTAAATTCAGGGAATACCTTGATTATTTTGAACGGCATTATGATAACGTGCAAAAGGCATGGGATTTGATAAACGAGAAATGCCAAGGCAAAGGTTTTCGTTTTATTTCAGATGATTTTGTTTGGCACAGCATTGATATTGGGGTAAAGATGCATGATGAAAGTAAGCTTTCAAGCAGTGAATTCACTCAGTACCGCGCAAGGTTTTTCCCAACTAAGGATGAACTACAAAATGATGTTGAATACTTGGCTGCATTGGAGCATCATAAAGAAAAGAACGATCATCACTGGGAGAATTGGACTGTAAATTATAGCGATCACATGTACGCTGACATTTTTCTTGTAAGCATGGTTATTGACTGGGTTGCAATGAGTTTTGAGTTTGGCGACACTGCAAAATCTTACTACGAAAAGAATAAGGATAAAATTATTCTTCCTGAATGGGCAGTGAAGTTAATGTATCAAATTTTTGATTGCGTGTACCCTGAAAAAGCAGATTAAGCAATGTTCAAAAAACGAAAAAGCAAAGCCGATGCGCTTAAAGAAAGGCTACAAGATACGCAGGACATGGCAGAAGTATTACGCACGACGTTGGGTGCAGACATTGCGGAATACTACACTACTAAGCAACAGGGTCAAGTTCAGCGGCTTGTTACAGAGGACGGAACATGGCTACCTAGCTTCACGGCGAACGGAAAAACTTATTACATTCGCAACCCAAAGGACGGGCTACCGTTACGCCGCCAACGGGAACTAGAAAAAATGTCTGTTGTCGTGCCGTTCAATGCCGGATTAGGTGAAGTTATTTCTAGCCTTTCCAGAATGAAGCGTATTTGCAATTCTCTTGTAGGCAGTAAGGATGCAAATTTTACCGGGCTAGTTGAAGAGATTGTCAATTTAGAACGCGGATTAAGTGAGTCAAATCGAAAATGGCAAGCGTCCCTAATCATGTGTACCCTATTTATTTATGAACCAGGAGAAGACCTAAAAACCTGGGATATTGACCACGCAAACCGGAAAATCGAGGATTGGGCTGCGGAGGGCTTGATTGAGGATGATTTTTTTACATTAGCTATGCAATGGAGTACATACAAACTCACATTGCAAGCGCAATTGTTGGAAAAAGTCAAAAAGGCGGCGCGGGTGTTCGGCTTCACGGATTTGTAACAAGCCAGCGCGGTAAGTGGGAAAGTACAGCGGATTTGATTGATGAAAAGTATACTGAAATGGTATTGTTTGTCGCTCAGATGCTCGAAATAGATATGTCCGATCTTTGGGCTATATCCTACCCTGAATTTCTGCGATTGCTGGTTAAAGCGGATGAAATTGCAGAAATGAGAATGAACCAAATTGAGAAAGCAAAAAGCAAGTAGTAACTTTCCATAAATCAGGTTTTGTTAAGGCCGTGCTGAAAAGTGCGGGCTTTTTTATTTTGTTATTAAAAATATTATATTATCTTTGACTTATCCTTTGAACGGAGTGATGTACGCTCAAAGGAACAATTAGCAAATAAAATTGCTAACCTTGGCTGTCTGTACATCACCGGACAGCCTTTTTTATTTTATTAATATGGCCACTAAAACAGTTCAAAGCCCAACGGTGCAAATTAAAGCACCAAATTTTCAAGTAATTGAAGTTGAAATTGTAGGAACTGCGCCTTTTATGCAAGCTCGCTTTTCTCAAAAGTCGATGCTACAAATGGCCGACAAGATGAAAGCAGGGTCTACCGCTACGGGTAAAAAAGTTAGAAACGCCCGTGACTTCGACGAAGACTTTGAGCAGGCAAAGCACATTTCAATGGATGGATGGGTTGGCATTCCAGCTAGTGCCTTTCGTTCTGCCTGTATTCGGGTGTGTTCTCTTGTTGGGTTCAAAATGACTCAGGCAAAAATGTCAATCTTTTTTGAAGCCGATGGCGAGGACAAGGTAGACGGCATTCCACTTGTAAAATTAATCGCAGGCGAACCAGAAAAATCCATGATGGCAACCCGAAATGCTACGGGAGTTGCTGATTTGCGTTGCCGTCCACTATGGCGCAAATGGGGTGCAAAGCTTCGGGTAAAATTTGATGCCGATCAATTCACTGCTCAGGATGTAATCAACTTAGTTCACCGAGCTGGTGTTCAATGCGGCGTTGGCGAAGGTAGACCATTTTCAAAAGATTCAAACGGCTTAGGCTATGGGACTTTCACAATCAAAAATTAAACAGATTGCAAAGTTTGCGGATGGCTACCATGCCCCCGCTGGACTTAAAGCACAGACTGCCCTTGATGCGCTTTCAGATATTGAAAGTACAATAGGGCTTACACCGAGAAATGTTGTTGAAGCTAGTCGAAGCCCTTTAGCCGCTTTGCATCCATGTTTTGAATGGAGCGACGATGTAGCGGCGGATAAATTCAGGCTTCACCAGGCATCAACCTTGATTAGATCTGTAAAGGTTGTAATTGAGGATGCAGAACCGATTGAATACAGGCCATTTGTTCACGTGGTTGAAAACAGTGAACCGCAATACAAAAACGTTTCTTTTTTGTCTATTGACCAGGAAAAGGAAGTTGAAGAGAGTTTGAAAAAGTTCTTACTGTCTGCTCAAAAATCTTTAGACGAGTTTATACAGATCACCAAAAACAAGAAACGCAAAGCCCAACTTCTGAAAGCTCAGAAAAATCTGCAATTGGCCATTGCTGCTGTTTAGGCAGGTGCGCCTAGGCCTGCTGCGGAAGTGAATGCAGCCGATAGGCGAAGCAGGCGAGGATCGGCATGGTACGGATCGGTAAGGACTAGACCGGAAAGGCAGGCGAGGTATGTCATGGAACGGAGGGGACGCGTGAGGACTGGATTAGCAGGATTGGAACGGTGCGGAGAGCAAAGGAGAGAACCGGAGAAATAAGGCAGGCACGGCGAGGCCTGGAACGGAGGGGTTGGGGCGGGAGAGCAGACGCAATCAGGGAATGGTCAAAAGCCATTCCCTTTTTTATTTTGTTGAATTTGCGTAACTTGCAAACAAATCTTTCGTAATGGATACAACTTGGAGGGTAAAAGTAGATGACAGCAATGTTGAGCAATATTTGGAAGACTTAGCCAAAGGGGTTGATAAATCAACAGAAGAATTCAACCAACTTGAAAAAGCCGCCACCGATGCACTGCAATTAATAGCCCAAAATACCGCAGCTACTAATCAAAAGATGGATGAGTACATAAAGGCGCTGGAAAAATCAAAACAAAAAGGGAAGGAAGCTGCTGAAGAAACTAACAAGTTTAGCCGAGGATTGAAAACCTTATTTGGTAACTTGTCAATCGGTGGTGTATCGCTCAACGACTTATCCGATAGCCTGCAAAACGTAAAAAGCGGGTTGAAAGATGTTGGCTCAAGCAGCCAAGGTGCAGCTAAGGACGCGGCTGGAGCTGCAAAAGGTTTCGGTGTGCTTCGTCTTGGTGCATTGGCTTTGGTTGCCGTCGTTGGTGCTGCGTTGGTTGCTGCATTTTCAAAGTTTCAAGGTAACTTAGACAAAGTGCGTGTAGGATTGGCACAGGGAAAAATTGCATTAGATATTAGCATTACTGCACTCGGAAAGTGGGGCAATCAGTTGATACAGGCCGCAACGGGTCAAAAGTCCTTGAGGGATGCAATAAAGGATGCGTCGGCAGAAACAGCAGATTTTAACATACAGATCAGGCAGCAAATTGCCCTTGAAGGCAAGCTCGAAAAGCAGCGCATTGGACTAGAGCGACAAAAGCAAGAACAAACCGCAACTGCCGCACTTAGAAAGCAAGAAATTGAGCAATTGAACCTGATTGCGGATGATACAACAAAATCCTTTGCAGCACGTGAAGCAGCAGCAAAAAAACGCGGCGCATTATCAGAGCAACAAGCAAAAGCAGATGAAAAGCGGATTCTTACCGAAATTGGGTTAAACGCAAGAATATCAGGCGGGCAAGAACAGCAAATCAAATCTGCAAAACAGATTATTGCACTATCAAAGGAAGGCACACTCACAACTGAGATATTGGCAAAGCGAATCGAACAATCAGGCGTTAGCCAGGCCGAATCATTCAAGCGGGCAACACAGATTTTCGCGCAAATTGGAGAACTTGGAGACGCGCAAGAAACCCTGCTAGGCATTCAATCCGAGGCATTCAATCAAGCGCAATCTATCCGCGCTGAACAATCACAGGCAGCATTAGCCGAAAAGCAGCGGATTGAAGGGTTACAAAAATCAATTCAAGACCTACTTGCTACAACCACAGAGGCACGGGTAAAGCTTGGTGATGAAAACGATGGCATCCAATTACAATTTGCGAATGCTACTGCTGAGGTAGAACAGCTTAAAGCGGAATATACTCGACTTGCGAAAGAACTTGGAACAGGTGAAACTGCGCAAGATATTGAACGACTGTTCAAACCTTTACAGGATATTGCTAATATTGATTTTGAAAAGGCAAGCTTTGGCAAATCATTGGAAGTTGTAACAGGCGGATTAGAGCGACTATTAAAAGCCGCTACTGATCCGATAACAGGAAATATTGCCGATCTTGTTTCTTCCCAAACTGCAAAGCCACTAGCTGAACGATTACGTGCCGATGGGTTGGAAGCGGGAAAAGCACTTGCAGCCGCAATAACTCAAGGTCAAAGTTTAGAAGCAGCCCGGCAAAAAGAAAAAGGGAATGAAGCCGCAAAGCAGTTGATAGGCCAACTTGCACCGGAAGCCATAAACGCTTTTTTTGAGGCCGAACAAGCCCGGTTTGAGCTGCGAATAGCCCAACAAGACGCACTGATTGCAAAGACTCAAGAACGATTGGACATTGAAAAGAAAGCTCTGGAAGAACAGCAAAAATTAGCCGATGAAGGACTTGCAAATGATCTAGATGGAGCAAAGAAACGGGTAGCAGAGCAAGAGCGCCTACTTCGAGACAGCGAAAACAAGAAACTGGAAATTGAACGAAAGGCCGCAAATCAACGCAAGATAATTGCAGCGGGTCAACAGGCAGTTGAATTGACTTTAGCCGTTGCAAAACTGATTAGTGCGGAAGCGTCAAAAGGCTTAATTGGTCTTGTCCTGGCCGTTGGTGGACTAGCGATCATCTCCCGACTGGTTGCCGCTGGACGTTCACAGGCCGCAAGCGAAGCAGGAAAAACCCAGAATTTTGCCACAGGTACGGAGCGAGTCCATGGCGAAGGAACATGGACAAGTGACAGTATACCTGTGAATCTATCCAAAGATGAACGGGTAATCAAATCTAGCGACAATGCCAAATTAGGCTTCGAGCGGATGTCGAATAAACAATTAGTGCATTATGCCCTGCTTGGTCAGCGCGTTCACTCCGACCCACTTTTTGCTTTTGCCATGGGTTTGCGTGGGCAACAAAGCAAGTTGGAAGAAAGTAAGCTATCATTGCAAGTTGATGTGATGAAGGACGCGTATAAAGAAGCGGCATTAATGGCAGCAGATAAACAAATTGACTATTGGCGGACACGCCCTATCCAGTATCGTAATGATTTAGGCGAAATGGTGACGGAATGGAAGGAGGGGAATCGGGTTGTGAGAAAGATTGAAGTTTTGGGTGAGGTGTAATAAAAAAAGCCCGCTAAAGTGCGGGCTGGGCTAAGTAAGATTCGAGCATTTGGTTCCAAGGTTTTTTTGATCTAGTAACAAGGAAAGCAAGTCGATATTCTTCCCTGAGTCGAATAATCTCTTCTTCCAATTCAGGCGTACGACCATCGCCACGGGTAAAATTTTTACCGTCCGGGGTTATAATCCATCCCCATTGGTTTTGTTCATGGTTATTTGCTTGGATCATTGCACCGACCAGTGACAAACCTCTGAAAGTAGAACCCCCAGCACCCCAGCAATTTTCGTGGCGGGCTGTCCACTTACCTTTTAATTCTGGGTGGTCGTTCATTATTGCAACAGCTTCTTTGTAGGAGTTGCATTTTTTTAATTGTTCTATCAATTTCATCTTCGATTTGTTTAGTGGTTATTGATAGAATAAAAATAGGGCTTTAATTTTCAACTACAAATACCCAAAACATGGTATTTTTGCCACCTAAAAATTCAGTTTGGTTTATTCGCAAATGTTTCATACTTTTGTAAGCAAATAAGTTATTATGGATTTGAGCGTATTTTTCAACGATGACCGGGTAAAGAAGTTTAAGACGCACATCGTTATGAAGTCGGTTGGAGTTGAAGCGGGTGACCAGTACAAGGGCTATTCAATCCCTCCAAAGAAAGATGAAAACGGCGATCAGGTGCATGAACTTTACCCGATCAAAAACAAAGCCGCAATGGAGTCTTTGGGATGGGTTGAAGTAAAGCCAGTTCCAGAACCAACCGACGCAAAAACCCGCAAAGCAAAAGAGAATGTGGAAGGATAATCTAAGTGGAGCAACATATACGCAAAGCGATTACGACGCGATGAAAGCCAATCCGGTTTACAAAAACCTTGTAGCTCGTTTGGTTGAATTACCATCTGCACCTGCTCCAATAGATGCCCTACCAGACCAAGCCGAAAACGAAACGGTAAATGAAAATAGAATTTTCAATCCAGCAACTAACAAAGATAACGGGGCTAAAAGCGGACGATCTGGAAGAGTTGCTAAAGGGTGAGGACGGCGAACCTCTTCAAAACGCGCCGGGAATTGTCGCTGATAAAGTAAGCGAAAGGATTACAGAAATAAAGAATGCTGAATTCAACAAAGCAAAATCCAAGACCGCAAAGGCAATCGAAAGTATCGTTAAGTCCGCCGGAATTGAAGAGTTTGAAGATGTTGAAGAAGCAGTACGGAAGTTAGCCGACAAGGCCAACGAGAAAGGGCAAAGCGGGGAAAGCCTCGATTTGTCAACATTGACACCATCACAGTTGGCTAAAATTCCTGCGTTCCAAGCGTTCAAGGAAACTAAAGATGCTGAACTTGCCACACTCAAGGCAGAACATGAAAAGACGGTAAAAGCCCAAAAAGCTCATGCCGTTGCCGCGAAAGCAAAAGAACAAGCCTTGTCTTTGCTTACCGAAAAGAATGCCAAATTCACCACACCAGACAAGCAACTGAATGCGCTTTTCAAATTGATCGGTACTGAAAGTCTCGATCTGGATGAAAATGGCAATATTGTTGTTTTGGACGAAAAAGGCGAACCGCGTATTGATTCACATCATAATAAGGTAAGTTTTAGTGATTTGATTTTGGAAGAATGGGAGCCGCTTTTTGGGTTCAATTCCGTTGATCCAAATAAGAAAACCCCACAACCAGCAGCAGGAAACAATAAGCCAACACAGCAATCTACCGGAATTAAGTTTGATTCGTACGAAGCAGCCGATAAGGCTATTCGTACCTCGAACAATGCAAAAGATCGGATGGAATTGCAAAAAGCAATGAATGCACAATTCCCAAACGGGAAGCCAAAATAAGATAGTCGCCCGAAAGCGGTCTATCAAGAGCCTCGATACTTCATTGTATCGGGGCTTTTTTTATTTGCGTAACCTTAAAAAAAAACGCCTTATGGCAGCACAAAACGTTACCACGGGCGACTTGAACGATGTTCAGATCAAGTTGTCCGAAATGTACGCAGGCAACACGCCGTCGAAATACCCCTACAAGGATTTCATTGGTACAGCCCGCGCCATTACCGAAAACAACGACGGAACGCCCTCCACGACCATGATTATGGCGGACGGCGAATGCGTCGCAACTCAGGTGCATTGGTTAACTAAGGGAGGAACGTCCTTGAGTTACACGGGTACAGGGTCTAGCCCTTCCCTTTCCTTGTCTTGTGATCTTGCAGCAGGTGAAGGAGCTATTGCCAACTCGCAAACCTACAACAACAACGTTGTAGAAATTGCGAATGTCAACATTCTCGACAATGTTTGCGGCAATATCTGGGACTTCCAGACCTTGAGCGCCGCACAGCTTGCCCGCGCCATGTTCGACATTCGCGCAAGTTTCAATGCCCGCGCAATCACATTTTTGGACGGTGCAAAGTCCGCCGTGAACAACGATGCAGATGTAACCGCTGGAAACGTAGACGGTGTATCTTTTGCCTCTTCAACGTTCAGCGTATCCTCAACCGTTCTGCCTTGGAACACGCCCGACAGCTTGACCGTACTCGATACGATTGTAGCCAATAACGCGATGGACACCGCCTTCTGGGTTGGTGGTCGCAACTCTTTCTACAACGCAATCGTGAACGCTGAGTACCGCCGTTTGAATGCGGATGAAGCCGATTTGGTGCGCTTCGACAACTACAATATGTTTTTCGATGTAAAAAACCTGGATTCTTCACTGACCGGCAAAAACCTGTTCTCTGTTGGGGAGGGTTCATACCTGTTCTGGAATACCGAGGTATACGACAGCACGCAGTTTACCCAAATTGATGAAACCAAATGGGTTGCGATGATGCCCGACCCGATTTGGAAGTACAAGAATGGTACAGGCCAGCTTGTTCCAGTGATGTACAACGTCGTGTACCAAAAAGTGTGTAGTGCGCGGAATAGCTCTACGCTGAAGCACCAAATTTCACACAAGTACGAAGTGCGTCTTCAAGGTGGATTGGTTCAAGCCCCTGCCAGCGAAGATAACCATACTGGTATCTTGAAATTCCAATTGGTGTAATTTTTCACAACCTTCAAAACTGATTTTGAAATGAAACATTTGAAATATTTCGCGGGGCTTGTGATTATTTGCGCCGCCTTGCTTTTTGCCAATACGTCGGTAAGTAACACTTATCGTTATGAACTTCCAGCGGGTAGTATTACCAACGCTGAAAACGACACAATTGCAATTCCGGCGCAACTGCTTGACGAATGGACTCCTTCGGTTTACCTTGAAACAACTAGGGCATCCGGAACAATGGCGATCAATTTAATTTTGCAGGAAAACAGCCGATTAACTGGAACTACAAAATGGGTTTCAGTTGATACCGTCACCATTGGTAATGCTGCTACCGGGTTTACCCGCCTTGATTACCCTTTTGCTCCGTATCACATGAGAGGTCAGCGGGCGCGGGTAATTGTTGACGGTAGCGGTACTCAATCAGTGACTTACACAGGTATATTCATCGCAAAACGAGCGCAATAACATGAGCCTAACCTGCTTAGATACGATAATTGGGATTGCCCCGGGCGATTGCGCATGTTACGCCGCTGGGTGGAATGCTGGTTTTGCGACAAGCAGCACGGGCTATTACGCAACGGATAGGGAATTTGGCTATCCTGTTCTCGATTCGTTGCTGAACTCGAAAAATTGCCTCGAATCGGATGTGTGGGATTTGCTGGTACAATGCCGGGCGGATGCCATACGGGATTTCAAAACCGATATGAGCGCAGCTTTGGCAACTACCCGGAAAAGCCGGATAGTTCAATGGAATGGCACAATTGGTAATGCTCAAGGGACAACGTTAAGCCAAACCGTAAACACTTACGCAGGTGCGCAAATTGCCCCACGTAAGGCGATCAAGGGCGGTGCTTTCGTACTTACAGCGGTTTGGTTTGGTGGCAATGTAACGGGGACAGTTGACTTAGAAGTAAGCAGCACAGACCCGGACTATGTGGCTAACACAATCACATTGAATGCCACCGCCAACCGGTTCGTTAAAACTACCCTTGAAACTCCTGAAACGCTGCCAATGTATGTTTCTGGAATTAATGACCTGTACTACAACTTCAAATACGAAGCATCGGGTATCAGGTTTTTCCAGAACAATGCAAAACGGTGTTGCGGTGGCGCAAATCCGGCCTGGATGGTGCATTTGAATGCAGGAGGGTTCACTACATCAAATTTTGTCGAAACAAACGAATACATCGGCGGCACTGATTTTAACGGCCTAGCCTTTGAGGGTTACTTCACTTGCGCGTCACTAGACTGGATTTGTGAGCTTGAAAACATAGCACAATTCCAGATCAAAAATGTAGTAGGCCGAGCGATCCAGTCCAAAACAACCGTTAAGGCGATCAGTGCAACGATAGAAACGAACAGAATTAACCAGCACATAATACTAGCAGGTGAGGCAGCCTTAGAACGGCGGGCGATGATGCAGCAAAGCTATGATGAAAAAATATTGTGGCTTGCTCAAAACCTTCCAGATAATGCTTCGGATTGCTGGGATTGCACAAAGAACAGCCCAACCGTTCGGGCAATATTGGTTTAAATCAAAATTAAAAAACAATGGCAGGAATTAATATCAATACCTGGACTACTCCAACTTGCCCGGACGATTGCGCGGATGTACTACTGTTGCCCGCAATTGCTGCTGCTCAAGATTGCGGTATTGCTCCAAAGCTATCCCAAATCAATTGGCTCTACCTCACTCCATCAGGGGCTACTGTTCCTTTCACGCATTCAGGCGGAACAGCGACGGCGGTTTCCGGTGCGATAAATAACACCCTTGGAGACAACACAAAATCCATTTCGCTGTATGGCAAGGGAGGTATTGCCGAACACACACCGATTACATATGAAGCCCCATCAGGCGCAATAATCACGGTTTACCGAGATTACACGCTTACTTTCCGAGTTGTACCAACAGAGGCAGCAGTTTATACTTTGCTTCGATACTTGCAGTGCGGCAACGTCAACTACACATTTTGGTACGGTAACGCAGCAGATCAATTGTTTGGCGATACGGGCGGAATCAAAGTGAAGGACATAAATGTGCAAATGCCTCAAGGCGAAGGTGCAACGGACTTTCAAGAAGCCCAAATTATCATCACTTACCGGACATCGAACGGCGATCCACTGAGGTTCACCAACCCATTGTAAGCGAATGACTAGCAACCTTAACACATATACGGATTGCAGCGGGTGCGACTTATACAGTCTCCCCGCTGCACCTGTGTGTGTACGCAAACCGATCTTTTCGCAAATTACCCGCTTGGTTATCCTTCCAAATGCAGCGCAATTACCAGCGGATTGGACAGTTGGCGGAGATTGGGAAGCGGTTGTAAACAATGCAAGCACAACGATTGCTTTTGGGCGCATCCTTCACGGCAAAGGAGGGCTACCTGACCCAAGTGAGGCAAGTGTAAGTTTAGGTAAAATCGACCGACGCATTACCCGCCGTCGCTACAATCTGGATTTTGAATTGACTGTGAACAGCCAAACCCGTGAGATACTGCGAAAAATGCAACGTGGGTTGATTGATTTTCGGTTTTGGTACTTCACGGCGGGTGATTGGTTATTCGGTGGGGCTACTGGCATTAAGCCCTTGGTTGTTTCCGCTGTTTTGCCATTATTGCCAGGTGGCAATGACTTTGAATTAGGCCGAATCCGCATCGAATTTGCGGCGGATATTGACCCGCTTGGCGCTTATGTGCCTGATTTTGTAAATGCTGACTTGTATTCTGGCTACCTGATTGACAATGCAGGCGATTTCTTAACAGATAACTCAGATAAATTTTTAGAGGTATGAAAAATATCATCCTTTTTTTGGCTTTCCTTTTGCCTCTTTCGTTGATTGGGCAAATCAATTTTAACACACTGCCTAGCGCAACAGTTGTAACCCCTACAACTCCCTTCCCTACCGTAAATTCAGGTGGTAATTGGCGCAAGGTTTCAGCGGATTTGATGCGCGCTTTCATTATGCCCCGGCCTGTTACAAGGGTATCCCCTACCAACCGCTATGTTTTGGGCTATGTAAATGCTTCAGATTCGCTTCAATACATCCCCGGTGGCCTTATGTCGCAATTACCGCTTGGTAGCGTAACAATTTCCGCTGCTACAAACTCTCTTACTCTTTCGGGGCTTGGTGGGCTTAACTTCAACACTACATCGTGGGGTTCTGGTTGGGTGAATAGACTTGCACTAACTAGATCAGGGTCTAGTACGTTGTCCTTACTCAAAGGTGGGCAGACAATATCAATCAGTGCCGATACTTTAACAGGTGCTTCAATGCGCTGGAATAACATTGGATTTAGAGCAAAATCGGATTCGATGTTCATTACCCCGGAAAGCTTGGACAGTATAACGGTTGGCGAGGCACTTATAGTTGCTACGAAGTTTTCCGATAAGGCATATATCAAGAGTAAATCTGTTTCAGTTTCTGGTACAGCAGGTGGTGACTTAACTGGAACTTATCCAAACCCGACAATCGGCAACAACAAGGTAATTTCTGCTTATGTACTAGATGGAACTTTAGTAAATGCAGACTTTGCAAGTCAAACAATAGACAGCAACAAGGTTAAAAACGGGGCGATTACTCCAATCAAAATCAACAAAACAGGCGCAACAGGGGGGCAAGTGCTGAAATATAATTCTAGTACTGGTAATGTTGAATGGGCTAGAGACTCAAGCGTATATACAACTAATGGCAGAATTGCAACGACGCGCACAATAAACTTTGGGTCAGGTGCTACAAATAATAATTTCGGATCAACAGTTTATACTGTGGGGTTAAATCAAAGCAGTCCAGAATGGTCTAGTTTTATGAGGTCACCTAATACTCTTAATTCTACAACTTTTGATCAAAGAAATTCAAATTCACTAACCTATATAGGTTTAATCGGTAATACTAAAAATAGGACAGCTAATCCAATTAGATACGATAATTATTTTTCAGGTGACAATAGTACTACATCACTTGTTGGTTTTTCTGCAACACTATTGGCAAAATCTAATAATCAAACAGGTGCAGTACAGGTAATAGATTCAACAAAAAACAGATACGGATCATTTTTATATTCCACTTTTAACGCCACTCAAAAAAACTCAATTGTTGGTTTAGTAAAAGGGGGATTTGGAATTGGGAATACTTATACTAAGTCGTTGAAATCATCCTTTGTTGTACAAACAAGTTTTACGGATACTACAAACTTATTTAACTGGATCAAAATTGATGATATCGAAAATGATACAACTAGCAATCGAATATCTTTTTACAATGGTAAATACGTTTTCCCAAACTCAGCACCAGGATCAGGTAACAAAATTATTGAGTGGCAAAGTGGTGTACCAGTCTGGATTTCTACACCTTCGGGTGGCGGATCAGGTATCACTGCTTTAACTGGAGATGTAACAGCAAGCGGGACAGGAAGTGTTGCAGCTACGATTGCGGCCAATGCGGTAACATCTGCTAAAGTTGCAAGTCAAACACTTGACTCTACTGATTTAAAAAATAGAGGAACTACCTTGCTTAAATTAGCTCAAAGTGGGGCTACAAATGGCCAAGTACCGAAGTACAACTCAACAACTGGCAATTGGGAGCCTGCTGCTGATAACAGCACAGGGGGAAGTACAATAACGGAAAAACGTATTTACTACAGAAATGAGGTATATAAAAACATGCTAATTAATACCTCAACTGGATTATTAAGTACAGATTCAACAAAAGATGTAACAGACCTTCTTCCAGTAAATCCTAGTGAATCAATAACTATTTACACTGCAAACGCTTCAAATGTAACTATTTACGGATGGTTTTATAATGCATCAAGACAACCTATTTCAGAAATTAGAAGTAGCTCACTCATAAGTACACCATTAAACTCATATACAGTTACAACTCCAAGCAATACAAAGTATATTTGTATCTATGTTAGATATAATAATGGGGTAGACTTTTCCGCGCTACTTAAAATAGAAAGTACTTCTAACTACACTTACAACATCCCGATTACACCAGAAAACTATACAGGTACGACATCTTCGAGAATACAGCAAGCTCTTGATTTTGCGAGATTTACAACTTCTGCTGTTGAATTAAAGGGTCTTTACTTGATAGATTCTACGATTATCCTTCACTCAGGAAATACTTTGATTCTAAATAATGCACGAGTTAGAATGAACACAGGTATGCGGACAAACATGGTGAGAAATGAATCCGTAAAATCGCAAGACTCTATTTTTTCTCGTGGAAATGTCAATATTAAAATCATTGGAATTGGGAATGCTATTTTTGAAGGGAATGACGACAATTGGGGTAGCGATAATCCAACTGGAGTTGGTTCTAAAAGATGGTCATCAATAGGGATACTTTTTGCTAACGTTCAAAGATTCGATGTTACTGGAATAATGATAAAAAATACAAAAGCGTGGTCTATGTGTTTTGAACAATGTCAAATTGGGTCAATTACAAATATTACGTTTGAACAAAATAAAGCTCAAGCAAATCAGGATGGGATAAACATCAGAAGAGGTTCCAACAGAATTACAATTGAAAATGTAAAAGGATACACATATGATGATATGATTGCATTAACAAATATAGAAGCTGCCCCAACAATAAATATATTAGGAGCAAGGAGCTATATGCCTACAAACCCTAAAAAAGAAATCAGAGATATTATAATCAAAAATATACAAAGAAAAGCTGTTGGAGTGTTCCCTGCTAACATTCTATACTATGGTGGAATATTACTACTATGTGCTGACTCACTTAAAATACATAATATTACTATTGATGGGGTCACTGGTATAGCACAAATAAATGTTGGATTTCTTGGGTATGCATTGGCATCTGAAGCTACTGTGAATGACCTTTATAATATAAATATTTCAAATACAAATAAAGCTCCAATTTACATTAATCAGCCTATAAAAAATAGTTCATTTACAAATATTGCTAGAATAGATAGCACAGGTTCCTTTGCGTCAGGTGTATTCCCAAGTGGGTCATATAACAATTTTAGAAAATATCAAGACGGATACCCTGAATTTTTTGATTCAAATAATAATAGGGCTATTTCAGAAATAAATTCTACAACTTTTGAAGACTTTTCACTTACAAATTCAAATGCGAGTGGGACAATTGGCCTTAAAGTGAAAAATAATCTAGGTAATTATGCTTATTTGAGAGCATACGGATCAACTGCTACTCCGTCAACACTTCAAAACAAAATGCTTTTTGGGGCTTCTAGTGGGGATTTAATTATTTCCTCAAACGTAAGTGTCTCTCCACCAACATCATCTAGGATAATACTTAATGCTAATTCATACACTACATCTAATTCAGCAATGGCTATCTTCGGCAGTACCAATAACGTAAGTATTGGAAATACAATAGATAATGGATACAAACTTGATGTAACAGGGTCTACTAGAACATCAGGTAATTTTGTGATTACATCAACAAATTCTAACGACCTTAGCAGTGTGACAATTACAAATGATGCTTCAACTAATGCTTTTTTTCGAGTATATGGATCAACTGCAAGTTTAAGCCATTTATCCAACAGAGCAGGATTTGGAACAACTAGCGATCTCTTACTTTTTACTGATTCCAATTCTGGAAGCGGAGGCTCAAAAGCAGTTAAAATATATGCAGGGGGCTATAATGCAGATCAGGAACGAATCCACATAACAAAAGAAGGTGTTCGGATAAATTCACAGAGTAACGCTACGGCTGCATTACATCTTCCTGCGGTTACAGCAACAGCAGGAACTGCACCTCTAAAATTCACATCAGGCACAAACTTAACCACACCTGAAGCGGGAGCAGTGGAGTACGACGGTACAGAATTTTACGCTACCAATTCAGGCGCAAGCAGGACTATTTTAGCCCGTGTCCTAAAAGGTAGCGCAACGCTAGACTTTGGAAGCACGGCGGCGGGGGCGGTAACTGATCTGACTATAACCGTAACAGGTGCAGCCGATGGTGATGTAGTAAGTTTAAGTGTACAAAATGCAAGCCAAACTGCAACGGGGTCATTTTCAGCGTGGGTAAGTGCTGCAAATACTGTTACGGTTCGATATAGAATTGCTGCTTTAACTGGATCAGAAGACCCCGCAAGTGGGACATTTAAAGTAACAGTAACGAAATAATGGCAAGTTCAACCGCAATCGAAAAAATATCAATGTCGGGAACGTACGACTCTGTTCTTTCATTCACGTATGAAATCGCAGGTGTTCCAGTTGATCTTACAAGCGGGTACACAGGCGAATTGAGGCTATATCAGCGAGACACGGGTTTTCTAGTTGATTCATTCAATACGACAGACGTTGCTTTAGGTGATGAAATTGGAAACATTCAAGTACTTGTCGAAGCATCACGAGTTATGGGCTATACTGTCAGAGCTGGAACTTTTGAGGTTGCCGTAAATGATGGGACAATAGACATTTCAGTTCTAAATGGTTGCTGGAATTTGACTGAAACGCAAACAACAACAAGTATCGACACGGTTGTAGTGTACGACAGCGACCAAGACGCGGCGGATAATGGAATAGGACTTGGTGAATCTTATTTGCTTTCAGTTGGCAATATATACGGATTACCGATTGGAAGTGAAAAAACAATAGCTGATTGCATATGAACGGAACACTCAAGGGCTTACTAAAGGAATTTTGGGTGTGGGTAATCCTCATTGCCGCGCTCATTTTCTGGTTATGCAGTTGCACTAACCCAGATGATACAACCGAGCAAATACCGAAAACCTACACCGTTCAGAAAGGCCAACACGATTTTAAGCCAACTCCGTTCCCATTGCCCGAACAGGCCAAAACCTACGTCGTTACATTTATGCTAGATTCGTCCTGTTACTACAATAGCCTAGGGGTTGATAATCTGGACTGGAATAAGCTATTCGGGGTATACCGCTGGGATGATTACAAAAAGAATAAGAATGCTGTCATGATCGCCTGGCGGCCTTACTTGACCAAGCACAATGCGTTTGAAGTTTGCCTATATGAAAATATCAACAACGCTAACCGATCGCATGAAGACCGGATAATTTGTATCCTGAGCAATCGGTTCTACGCCGCTACCCTACTGGAACAGGATGGACAATACACTGCACTATTGAACCTCGATACACTTGGAACACAGCAAAACGAATTGAGATACCGAACAATTGGGAAAAACTCCGCTTGGTTCGGAGGAAATCGAACAGCACCAAAACGAATGTCTTTGCAAATGACCTTTTAACTACACCAGTTCCCCCGCAAATGAAAACATACATGAGTAAACTATTCAACACACTGGAAACTGTACTTGGAGGTATGGTAGGAATGGCTTTGGGTTTCATTATGCCTATTTGGCCTTTCATTGTTACTGCAATATGCCTAGTTTTTGCCGATGCCGTGACGGGCGTTATTGCAGCTAAAAAACGAGGTGAGAAAATTACAAGCCGCGGTTTTTACCGGACATCGCAAAAGATTGTCGTATACATGGTTTCGATTCTTGCGTGCGAAGGCATCCGGGTTGTATTTGTGCCGGGCATTCCGGTTACTTATACAGCGGCGGCAGCTATATCGGTAACGGAGCTAAAATCTATCTTGGAAAATACGCGATCGGTAAGCGGAGTAAATATCTTCGCGCAGATTGGCGGGCTATTGCCGGGTAAGAAAAAATCCGTTGATGAAAAGGAACAAACGGAAGAAGAAAAGTGATTACGATTCAATAGCGTTACTGCTCAGTCACCTTTTTAGCTGATAACTTGACGTGGATTACCACGACTTTAGGTAGCTTTTGGGCTATACGTTTAGCATATGCCTCATTTGTAGTTGCTTTGCCTGTTGTTTCAGGCGGAAAAGGTGGCAGTTTTGATTCGTTCTTTGACATTGTTTTTGATTTTGTATTAAAGAAAAGCCCCTTGCGGGGCATGAGTTATTTTGTTTCGATATAATGATCGGAAATTTCCAATGCTTGCTCAATCAAATCAATCAAACTTTTTTCTTCACCTATTTTTGGAAAAGAAAGATCGTTTAATAGTTGAATGATAAGCAACATGCTATTGTACTTTTCTCGATCAGTTTGGCCGGGGATTAAATTGTAAGCAAGTTTGTTATACGGTTCCATATTCTTGGTTTTTGATGGTGAAAGCCCGCTAAAGTGCGGGCTTAAAATATCCCAGCTTAATCCAATTGCGAGTCAAAAATTAACCTTTGATTGGGTTTAGTAAAACCATCTGAGCTTCAGATAGTTCAACCTTTGAAAGGCTAAGGATTTTTTAAAGGTTTTCAACAGAGGGATTTGAAACCAGATTACGAATTTCTTCTTGTGGTAGGCTAGCCAAATCAATCTGCTTTAAATGCCAGATTTTTCGGATACAACCTGCAAATTCTTCTTTTGTGACACCTTCTTTGATTTTGAAATTTTTCATTGCAATCGTTTTTGTTGTTATTGATAACACAAAGATAGGCCACACAACCACGGGCAGCAATACCATAAAAATGGTATTTTCTAAAATAAAAAAGCCGAACAATCTGCCCGGCTCGAAGTCATAATCACTTTGCATCAAAAAGAAAAAACACATATCTCAAAAACCAAAGGCAAGATAAAATTTTTCAACCATAAAATCAATATTGACATGTCTAAGGTTAAATTATTGAATCCTATTTCTGAGCTTATTGCGAAGCTCGGAGTGTCCTACCTAGATGACAAGGTTTTTGCTGCCCTTGAAGGAAAGCAGTTACCGCAAAAGTTGGCAGATCGTGGTTTTGACCGCGTGCGCCAAACCATTGCAGCCATTACGGACGATGACGCAAACAATTCTGAGCAGGTAGCAGCCGTTTGGTTGGCATACCTGAATGAAGACGTGATCCCCGCCGTTGGTGAAGCGATCACCCCTACCCTTGACAAGATCGAAAGTGCTGAAACGCGTGCGCTAGTGAAAAGCTTGGCTGGTACGCTGGTTGGTGCTGCATTACTTTTGACCGATGACCAGGACGGGAACAATGACCAGTTGAAAGCGTACTTCGACAGTTATGTGAAATCTGATGAGTTCCGTGCTGCAATCCTTGGCCAAGTGAAGGCGCTTGCTGAAAAGTACAGCAAAGATAAGGGCTTGATCGGTCTGATCGTATCAGTATTTGGAGCGTTCTTCGACTTGATCCAGAATAAAGCACTGAGCGCAGAAGATGCCAAAACGCTGGGTATCGAGACTGAGTAACCTTATGGGATTATAATTTGTTAGCGGGGCTATCGGGGTGACTTGGTAGCCCTTTTTATTTTTCCTAAAATATTTCTTATAATTTTCTTGAACAACTGTTCAAAATGCCTTAATATTGTCCTAAATCTTTCTAAAAAGTTTCTGAAATCTTGCGTATATGCAAAGAATCAGAAAAAAAACATAAAATTATGGGCAACATTATTGAAAAAATCAAAAAACTTTTTGCACTAGGGGAGGTAAACCCGGTGCAAGATGAAAAACTAATCTTCAAAATCTTATTAGCCTGTGAGCGGGCTTCGATTGTGGTTGTCGCAATCGTTTCAGGGGTTGCGGTTGCGGCCTATGGTTACTTACTTGCTTCCGGTTACACCAATTGGGAGTGGGTGCGCTGGATTACTGCTATTGTCCTTTTTGGCCTGGCTACTGCGATTACGGATGTAGGAGTAAAGTACTTCATTCAAAAAGGGGCATTTGACTTTTTTGTCTTCTTCAAGTTTACATGGGTTAAGGGATTGAAAGAAACGCTATTCATGCGGGCAATGCAATTGGTTGCATGGGCTTGTATGTGCGCCCTGATCGCTGGCATGTTCCTTTTTGATTACTATTCCGTCGATGCAGTGCGCAACCCGGTTGCCAACATGGTCAAAAAAGAAAAGGCAATCAACGCAGATAGTTTGCGCCGGGTAGTCGATGTGCAAGAACAGGCACGGGTTGGGGCTGTTGTCGAAGCGATCAACGCAGTGCAAGCCGATATTCGCAGTACTGAAAGGCAAATTGAAGCAACTAAAACCCGCGTATACAATTCAGAATCAGCACTGAAAAAGCTTATTGAGCGAGATCATAATGGATGGGCTAAGGGCGAAATGAAAGCAAAGCAGGAACGCGCGGTTACTGGATTGAATACCCAACTTGCAACCCTTCGCCAAAATAAAGCAGAGCTAGAGCAACAGCGCACACGCGATCTTGCATATCGTTCGCAGATCATCGCTGCAACCGATTCAAGCGCATTGGCAGAAAATACCGCAATTGCAGATCGAAATAATGCGCTAGTTTCAGGCACATCTACTATGTTCATTTGGCTAGGCTTCTTTGCCAAGTGCATTGCTGGTCTGATCCGAATTATGCTTGTCGTACTATTCCTAGGCAATCCAGTAGACGCAAACCAGGACGGCAAAGTAGATTACCGAGACGTAACAAGCGCGGCCGCTGAGGGTTTTATCCAGGGGTAACAGAAAACGTTCAACCTGTTACCCCTGATATTGAAGAACTCGAATACGATGACGACGAAGAGAATGCAAGGATAGGGGCATTGATTGATGCCCTTGCAGCTTGTCTTCCACTCGAAACCGAACAAGAACAAAACAGAACCAAAATATTAATCAAGGCGCTCCAAGCTGCCAAAACCGTAGAGGCATGACACCAGCAGAATTAAAAGCAACTATTCAGGACATTGAAAATGGGTTAGCAATGAACCCAACAGGCGAAATACTTGAGCGCCTAACCAATAGACTTGAAAGGGCAAAAGCTAAATTAGCTGAATTGAGCCAAAAAAAAAGCGAGGATCAGCTAACCGGAAATACCGGACAGTTGACCCAACCTATCGAAAAAGTCGAAGAGTTACCACAGCCCGGAAATATCCAGCAAGCAGCGGCAAAAGCACCGGACAAGGCAAAGCAGCAAAAAGAAATACCACAAGAAATGAAAAATCTGATTGATTCAGGATGGGGAAAAATGACCGAAGTCCTTTCTGCTCCAACCAAAGCCATAGAGCGAACAATTCCGGTTCAATTGCTAGGTTGGGAACACCCCAAAGATATGAACCGGGCGCAAATCAGAGCCGAGGCAAGACGCTATTTTCAGGCTGTATTCACATCCGCAAAGTTCAAAAAAGCGCATGGTGAAAATAATCTAAGCACATTGTGGAGCATGAAAATGTACTGCAACTTGTGGGCATTGTGTGAAGCCTACAATCAGCTTACTAACGTCCGGTTTGAAATGATCGAACTACTTCAAAACCATTGGAGCTATTCAAAAGAAAACAGGGATATTGCAAATGATCTTGCAGAATTTTTGAAGCAACCACAACCGGAATAAAATGAAAATAAGCGAAGATACGATCAAGCAATTTGAAACAGATTTTAAAGAGTGCATAAACGAACCGCGAATAGGTAAGTTTAAACGTAAACAAGCCGATTCGTGGATGGAAGGTTGGCTCAAAGCAAAAGGAATTTGGAGAAAATTTGAAGTTGCTATAAATAGCCATAGATTCATCGAAATTATAAATAAATATTATAAATAAAATAAGCCCGGCGCTGTTAATTCAGCGCCGGGCTTTGCAATTATTCTATTTTCAATCCAATCCCAACCGCCTCACACAATTTCAAAACCGTGTCTAAGCTAGGGCTATGCTCTCCGTTCAGTATCCGGTAGACGTGTCTAGCATCCAGCCAAGTAATTTTCGCCAGCGTATAACCGGAAATCTTTTTTTCCTTGGCTGCGCGGCGGATTGCGGCAAGTATTTCGGGTGCTGTCATTAGTGCTTAGAAATGAATGTGAAATCGGCAAGAACTCTGCCAATTGTGCTTACATCATCATTCTGTGCAAACACAACTCCACGCGGAGAGATTGCAATTTTGGTGTCTCCGTAAACTTTTGCTACTTGTTCTTTGACTTTTGCAAATTGTTCAGGAGTTGTTTTGCAAAACTTTTTATCTGCAATTGCATTGAGTTCATCAAGCTCAGAAACAGGTATAAGGTCGAAATAATTCATGTTGTTTGATTTTACACCAGGTGTGTTTGTCTCCCGATTACCTTACAAATATATAGGCAAATAACACCACATCCAAATTTTTGAAGAACTATTTTTAATAAAATATAAAAAATACTATAAATAGGGTAGTGGCTAAAAATAAATAAGTAAAAAATAAAACGAGAAATAAAAAAGCCCCACCATAATGATGAGGCTGCAACAATACTATGAAAAACGCTAAAATCACTCTGCTGCTTTAATAATGTCTCGAATCATTCGAGTACCGGGAATGGAGTAAACCATTCCATAACTATCCATAACAACCCGCATTGCATTTCTCCAAGTGTTTTCGGAGAATTTACCGCCGTTTTTTTCAATGCAACCAGTTAGCACTTTCTCCCAAGCGCAACGCCTAACATAGGATTTGGTATTTGTTCCAAACAGGTTTGGTATCTGCGTTTTCATCCCTGCCAAAACTTCCTGAATGATAAACACTAATTTTGACTTATCCGCCTCGATGCGGGCTTGATACGCGGTTCGACCCGGGATAGTGGATACCTTGTAATCTACTTTTGGTTTTGGCTCTGCCTTGGGCTTGAAAACGGGCTTTTGGCTATCAATCGGAATAGATTTCACTTTTGGCGCTCCATAGGCATTGAACGCATGTTTATTTCCCGCCGTGTAAATGCTCCCATCCTTCACCATCAGACCGTAGCACTTTCTTACTTCCTGCCTTCCGGTATCGTAAACGCAACCAATTGAAAGCAACTCGATTTGGATTTCTTCCGCGTGGGCTTGGTTAATAAATTTGATTTTGTAGTTCATTTTTCTGATTTTTGGTACAAAATGTAACCTACCGCGATACAAAGCAAGATACAAAAGATTGTTTCCATTTGGTTAGTTTTAAAATGGTTCTTCTAATCGCAGCCTAAATAGACGCAAGAAATCAGCATCGGAACAAACAGTAATTTTCTCACTTCCTGGTATTCTCAACTTCACTTTTTCCGGTTCTTCAGCAACAATAAAAGCTATGCCGCCTTTTTTCGACACGTCTTTCAGAAAGTTGTTTTGTTCAATGCTGATCGTATCACCTTTGCCTTTTACCTCCACAGCGATAAACATACCTTGTTTTGTAAATCCTATAACGTCAGATACTCCAAGTCTTTCGTGCGTTTTACGGAAGCTGGATTGAAGGCATTTTTTAAGCTCAGCAGTTGTGACCTTTCCGGATTGAATGCAACTCCAAATTTTTTTCAAGCCAATGGCCGCATCAAAAATGCCCCCTGTGTTATTTCTCCATGCTTCGCAGCCTTGTAAATTGATCTGTCGGATTATGTTTGTAGTGATTGCGTTGGCTCTACTCATTTCCCTCAAGTTTTGCAAATTCTTCAATCCATTCACTCAATTTAAACTCTACATACTCAGTGATTTGCTTTCTCTTTGCGTTAGAAACGTATGACACGCTAAGCCCAGCCCACCGGCAAAATTCGTTTTGGCTTTTCTTTGGATCGGTAGGAATAAAATACTTGACATAAGGTAGCCAAGTTTCATGTATTGGATGAATCCTGGTTTTTCCGATTTTCCGAGGTTGGTTATACCATTCAAGCAAAGCTGCGTCGTATAAATCGCGGTCGCGTTCATCTTGCCAGCCTGTTTTTTTCGAGTAGCCGTATTCGCTACGGTTTGGTTTTTTCATTACGCAAATTGTTCAGTAATTCTCCAGAAAATGTCCTCCGAAAAGGATTTGGTTTCTGGATTAAAAAAAGGTTCAAGCAACTTGTAAAGCTTCAAATATGAAGATGTTGAAGTGCCAGCAAGCAATACAAAGTTTTTGTCGACGCTAGAAAACCGGATTTGGCCTACTAGGGGGCAGCCTTCGGTATCGGTTGACTTATTCCCTTTGTGCACTCTTACGTTGCCGTGACGGCCTGCGCGATCAATTGGCGGGTTATCCATCAAAGCAATTGCGAATTGGTGACCATGTGCTTCTCGGTACTTGTCGTAAAACTTCCCAAACTGAATTGGAACGACATGGTAAGTTCCCATGTCGATACGGGTTTTACCATGTTCTTTGACTTTTCGGTATCCGTCCTCAAGTACATCACAAACCCATGTTGGAGTTGTGCCGTCCTTTTGGAATTGGGCTATTAATGTGCCGCGTGTACTATCTTGAGTTTGTTCGCAGCGAATGTGGTCTAAAATCATTGTTCAATTATTTTTAGCAGCACTGCAAAGAGCCGCACATTATTTAGTGCAATAAATTCTTTGTCAACTCCATCACAGAGGCAAACCATTTGCGTTTTTGAAGAAACAAAAAGCCATCCGTTCGCCCATTCCTTGCCATCCCATGCCAAAACCTCACATGTGGGTAAGTCTTTGCGGGGCGTTCCATCTAGGTTGTAGGGGCTTTGGACATAGAGTTCAATCTTCATAGGCCTTTC